CAACTCACAAGGGAGTAAAGCAGCTCGTTGTCCACAACAGGTCTGTCTTACTTCCCATGTGTTCATACAATCGAGTGCAGTATTCTCTCTATCGATTTTTACAACCATGAAATAACGCTTGGTCAAGTCATTAGACATTTTACATTTCTTGTGAGTGTTAACCCACCTGTAATGAGTACTCTTACCCAAGTGTCTATCCCATAGTCTTTTACTTACGAACGCAAATTTCATACGTTGATACTCCTCTTTTTTTCTCTTATACCATTTTCATTAAGAAATGGCATGTATGTATTTCTATAACTAATTTTCCACGCTCTCTCCTCTGGAGTGTCTGGAGTAATTAGCCATGTTTTGTTAATTAGATTTTTCATACGTATCCTTTCTGCCGATTTACAATCAGCTTAACAACCCTTCCTCACGTACTGAAGCAATCAAAAACTTCTCCACATTACGATATCTGTTTGTACACCACCATCTGTATTTATCTCTTCCCAATGCCAGTCCAATGAGTAATCTCCTACTATTGCTTCTTCATCTAGGTATGGCACGAGCTTGTCATCAACACCCCATATCTCTACGAAGTCATTGAATATCGTATTACTGTATTCATCCCAACTAACGAAATGAACACAAGCCATGAAGTCCTCGAAGTATTTATCTTGATAGTGTTTCAAGAACACATCATAGATAGCTTGACACTCGTCCTCGTCATAGCTCCCTCCTTGTGCTTTTACCACATCTTCGACTGTGTATTTACTCATCATTCCTCGTTTCTATTTCTATTACTATAACAACCTGTACATCTGTACTCGTTCCAATAAGTTAATTCATAATTACATACGTGCATTAGCACACCTCACTTTCTTTTAGAAATTCTTGTTGAGCTATTTCGTTAATAATCTTCGGGTCTGTCGTTCCATATTTTTTCTTTTGATACAACTTCATTAAGCAATCCTCAATGACGCTACGTGCTTCCAACATACTTTCGACATCATCAACTCTAAATTCCACATATCTTTTTTTCATTTTCATATACATACCTCACAATCTTGTAATCCACTAGGTATCGCCATACCACATGGGCAATAACTCGCAAAGAGTTCTGCATGTGAAGGGCAGCAACCTTTCTCAATATTATGGTCGAAGCCTTTCACGTATCGATGACTACCATCTCTAACAGGGTTAGATACTTCGTCTTGCAATAAAGCTCTACGTTTTTCTAACTCTTGTACGTTGCGAGTTTCTTTGCAATCTCTACACATTCCGTATCGACTAAGGTGTTTACCACATAGCGAACAGCATGGAACTTCTTTCGCATCTATGTCTACGTGTTCTATTCTCATACCTGATAGGTTTGGAATATCTGTACGAGTAATTGTCTTACTTGCACGTATAGTTCTGCTATCCGATTGTATGAAGTCCACGTCTACGGCAACTTTCATACGAGGGATAGTGCTTGTGCGTTTTTGTTTACTCATACTTTCTCCGCTCGTATGATATCTTTTGCTCTTTCCATACCTCTTACAAACCCCCATACAGAGTTTGAATTACAACCCTCGCACCCTGTAAGTCCACTTGTAATATCTATTACTTCATCTTTATCGTATTCAATATCAGAATTTTCTTTCACAAATTCTACTATCTCATCTTCAAATAGTTTTAGTAAATAGTTTGATAGAAATTTATCTAACATGACATATCCTTATTCAAAATACTAATTACTTTTTCAAGTGTTTGTATTTGTGTAGCATACCAAATTGAGTTGTCTGCACCTGTGAAATCCCAATCATCAACTCGCTCAACAAACTCATCTGTGTTCATATCTATCAAATCAAGTTGCATATCGCTTTTATCACAATAATCAAACTCGTTGTTATCTATTCTTGTTTGTAAATCTTCCTTAATACTATTAAGTAGATTATTTATTTCTTTCATGACTTATCCTTTCTCTTGTACGTTATTCACATCTGCAAGCCAAAGCAAATGTTTCCAACAACATTAATCAGCTAGCTTCCCGTATTGAATCTTATATCTAAAATATTTATTAATAAATATTTTATGGTTATTGGTTTTATGGTTTGGTTTCAACAGTGAGTGTGGTAACCGTGTGCGTGTGTGTGTAAGAAATGGTGTGGTCGTGTGGTTATTCATAAGTGATTGTGGTACTCGTGTGGGAATTTGTAGGCTTAAAAAAAATACCTAGTGAGCCGAAACCCACTAGGTAAATTATTAGACACCATATACAAGTTCTGTATAGTAGGCATCTACGCAATAGGTACAGTCTGCAACGTTTGTAAAATCACTACAGTATGTACAGTCATACTGCTCGATTACTTCTTGAGAAGTTCCTCCAATGTAGTCTTGTTGATTACTTGGAGTTGTTTCTTTGTAATCGAGCTTGACACTTTTCCCTTGTCAGATACCTTGATAGTAGCTTTTCCTTGCAGGAGCATGTTCTTGATTTTGTCGGGAGTACCTGAATTGTAGCAGGTTTCCCAATCCACTAGGTCGTGGAACTTACCATCAAGAACATACGCTACGTTGTAGCGTCTTTTGAAATTGTCCTTTTCTAGTTGTCGTCTACGTGTGACTAACATTCCGTCTTGGAATTTAGTCGTTGTACCTACTTGGTGAGGTGTATACTCTACACCTTGTATTAGTTTATTACTAGGCATTAGCTAGTCCTTTCTGTTATGTATGTACGTTGTGTACATACTTCGTACTCTTGTATGAAGTATGTATTACTTTATAGTTTAACTACATAGATAAATTATCTCTCTGAAATAGACCTTTACTCTCTCGTTTCGGGAAGAGCGACTAGACTGGTTCTAGTCGGGTCTAAGGAAGGATAATTTATCTCTACGAATTAATGAGAGTTGGTATATATCTTTAGATATATATTAGTTGTACTATAAATTATTTAAGAGCCTAGGCCGCTTGGGCGGGTGTAGTGAATAAATAATTTGGTTAGTACAACTTAAGGCTTGATTTAATAAGTAGTGTAGTTGTGGGGATAGTGTGTGATGTAAATAGACGGGGGGATGTTTTTAGAAAGAGAAATATAGTCTATTACGTATATGTGTGGTACAGCTCATACGTGTGCATATCAGTACTAGTTAGTTATATATATAGGTATACGGAGATGTTAAGAGGTCACGTGTAGGCGTGTAGGGTTTAATGTAGGCACGGGTGTATATGTACTGTAAGCACTAGGAATATTAATGGTAATTCTTGGTAAAACTTAGGGCTAGTTACAGGTTACTTATGGGATGTCGTACTAATTAGGGGTAATTAATACACTGTTGAGACATACTAGCCCTGCTAGTAGCTTAACATATTTTGGCAGTAATTGGTAGTACATTTGTTCATATTTATTGTTTGTTTTAATGAAGTGGTGTTCGGTGTTTTGTGAGCGTACGGGCATTTATGCTTGTCATATAAAAAAGCTCTAAAACGCTCTTACAATATCTTTCAGTGGTCCTTGGGTACTGCTTTTTGAGGTAATCCCTATCCTGACTAAAGAGTCAGTAAGCAGCTTTCGTACGCCCGGTATCCGCTTTACCTGTAACCACATCTCAACATTGTGTTTGTTGATTTTTATAATAACATACTTTAAATATAAAGTAGAGTATTATTTATTACATTATGGGAACTATACATGAATTTAAAGACGATTACAACATTGGTTTACTAGGTGAAAATTTAATTAAGGATTATTATAACTCCAGGTACACATCAGAAGGTAAAGAGATATATATAGTACGACCTGCAGAGAAATGGGAACAAGAACAAGGTGCAGATTTTTTTGTAGTTAACAATAAGTTAGGTACAAAATACTTTGAAGTTAAAACAGATACTCAAAGTAAAGATACAGGGAATGTAGCACTTGAGATACAAATAGTGTATGGAGATACAAAAAGTATTGGATGTGCGTTAAAAACTTTTCCTGATTATCTTTTCTATTGGATATACCCAACAACAAAAGTCCTGTATTGGAATCCAAAAGAATTAAATCCATACATTGTTGACTGGCTACTTGATAATCCAAAGATAGTAGAAACAAAAAATAAAAATTTTTTTTCACGCTCTTTGCTCGTCAGCGTAGAAAAACTCAAGCAAACAAGCGTAGTTCGCTCGTTCGAAGTTCCATTGGAGATAGTAGAAAAAAACAAATAGTCAGTTTACACTCAGCTAATGAAGAAGATAACTTCCTGTAAGTTGTGCAATAAGTTATTCCAAATGCGAGGTGGTTATCGATACTGTGCTAATGTAGGTTGTACAGAGTATAATAAGCAATTTGGAGGAAAAGTTGTACGGCAAAAAAACAAAAAAGAAGAAGAAGAGTAAATCAAAAAGATATACAAAAATGTAAAAGTTTGAGTATGTGTAGGTGCGAGGACCTTTAACTGAGGAAACCACTGCCTACAGTACTCAAAAAGAGTGGAGGTACACAGTGGCAAAAATAAAAAATAAACGTAATATATTTACTACACCACAAGATTTGAAAGAATGGTCAATGGACCTTGCTGAAGCATGTGGTAGTATATTAATTAGTAAAAAACCAAATATCAGCAAGATTGATACACTGGTAGAAAAGTTTGTAAATGATTACAACATTAACATGGAGAGTTTAAATGCCACCAAAGAAGAAGAGTAGTTCAAGGAAAAAACCTGCTAGAAAACCTATTAACGCCAAAACTAAAGCAACGCTTCAAAAAAAAGCTAAGAACTCTAAATATACGTACAGTCAGTTGGCGGCTGTATACAGGCGTGGACAGGGTGCTTATCTTTCTTCGGGAAGTAAATCAGCTTCTATGGCAGCTTGGGCTATGGGTAGAGTTAACTCTTTTATTAGGGGTGGTCATTCTCAAGATAATGATATAAAAAGAAGAGGCAAGTCACGTGCGAAAAAGAAGTAGAAGAAAAGTAAAATATGAAAAAGGAGTCCCGGCTAAATACCTTAAGAATAAAAAAAATTCAAAGGCTTCTGTTGCTCGTGAAATTAAAGCGACTTCAAAGGCTTATAAAGAAGGTAGGTACATAGATTTAAAAGCTGTACAGAAATCAAGAGCTACTAAGAAAAGGAGGCGTAAATGAAAGTTAAAGGCGTGGATGCTAGTAAGTTGACTAAAAGACAACAAAATGCTTTGAAAAAACATTCTAAGCATCATTCCAAAAAACATATACAATATATGGTAAACTCTATGAAACGTGGTTCTAGTTTTTCTAAATCACATAAAAACGCACAAAAGAAGGTAGGTACATAATGCCAAAAACTAATGGTCAATATTCTGAAGCTCAGAAAAAAATTGCAAGAGTTGCACCACCATTTGATAAAATAACAGGAGCTGATTTTAAAAAGCTACGTCAAAATGCTAAAAGAAAACCAAAGATGAGCTGATGACACAAGTAAGTTGGATGTGGGGTGGCAAAAGACATTACGGTACTCTTATTAGAGAAACCAAAACACATAAGTTTGCAAGAACAAAAAACGGCAAAATAAAAAAAATTAAGAAGGTTTAGTATGCCACACAACACTGCAAGAAAAAAAAATCTATTAAAAAAACACAACCTATCAGGAGTTAACAAACCTAAGAGAACTCCTAAACATCCTACTAAATCACATATTGTTTTAGCACAAGAAGGTCATAAACTTAAATTAATTAGATTTGGACAACAAGGTGCAAAAACTGCAGGAAAAAAACAAGATGCAAGGTCTAAAGCAAAAAGAAAATCTTTTAAAGCTAGACATGCAAAAAATATTAGAAAAGGAAAAATGTCTGCTGCATACTGGGCTAACAAAACTAAATGGTAGATATTGAAAAAAATTTAATCTGTCAGAGTCCTAAATGTAAAACAATTCTTAAAGGTAGGCAAAGAAGGTATTGTTCAAATACTTGCAAAAGGTATGTACAAAATCAAAGAGCATTACATGGTGATAAAACTTTAGGTATACCAAAGCCACAAAAGAAAAATGCAACATCTCGTAAAGGCGAGTTCTATGACCAGTTTTTAGAAGATGGTTATGCATTAGAAATGTTAAAAGGTGAAATGAGTGCTAGAGAAGTTGCAAGTTTATATCAAATATCTCCTGCACAAGTGTCAAGAATGTATGCAGCATTTATAGATGATAAAGAGCTTGAAACAAAAAGAGAGGACTGGACAGTTCCCAAAGAAGCAATTAATTCTTTAGAAGATTTTAAAAAATTTAGAGATAGATATTTTAAAACAGAGACAGGTCACAAATATGAAACACCTGACTTTCAAGATAAATGGGTAAAGGCTATAGCAAATAATATTGCTGATGGTGGCAACTTGATGATATTGAGTCCACCTCGTCATGGTAAAACAGAATTGCTTATACATTTTGCTATATGGCAAATATGTAGAAATCCTAATGTAAGAATTATGTGGGTAGGTGGAAATGAAGATATTGCAAAAAATGCAGTAGGTTCTGTACTCGACCATTTAGATTCTAACCAAAAATTAATCGAAGAGTTTTGTGGACCAGGACAAACATTTAGACCTAAAAGTAGGTCAGGAAAAAACTGGTCACAGACAGCTTTTTCAGTAGCAACTAGAAACGTTACTGGTATAAAGTCACCAACAATGGTTGCAGTAGGTAAAGGAGGTAAGATTTTATCTCGTGACTGCGACCTTATTATAGCAGATGACATTGAAGATTTTGGTTCGACAGCACAACCATCAGGAAGAGCAGCAACAAAAAGGTGGTGGACAACTACATTGTCATCACGTGTTGAAGCTCATACTGCTGTTGTAGTTATTGGTTCAAGACAACATTCAGATGATTTATATAATTCATTATTAGATAATAACGCTTGGAACAATATTGTAGAACAAGCACATTCAGATGATTGTGAAATACCAGAACAAGATTTTGATGAGCATATAGATTGTATGTTATGGCAAGGTAAAAGAGATTATAAATGGTTAAATACACAAAAAGAGGCATCAGCAACAACAGGTGGTGTGCATGTATTTGAAATGGTATATCTTAATAGAGCAAATCCAATAGGTACAACAATATTCAATCCTGAAACTATAACAAAATGTTTTGATGACACATTAGATATTGGTGAAGTAAAAGAGTCTTGTTATTTAGTAGCAGGTCTTGACCCTGCTGCTACAGGTTATCAAGCAGCATTTTTGTGGGCTATATACGATAGTTCACCTTTAAAAATGCAAATGGTTGATATTGAAAACAATAAAGGTGGAGGCATCAAAGAAGCATTAAGAGTTATGAAAGAATGGAAAGAACTACACGGTTGTTATCATTGGGTTATAGAAGAAAATGCATTTCAAAAGGCAATAAGACAAGATACAGAGTTAAGAGATTACTGTGCAACAAACGGAATTATACACGAAGGTCATCAAACACAGGCAAAAAATAAATGGGACTCAAGATATGGTGTTACATCAATGACATCTTTATTTGCTGAAGAAAAAATTATCTTACCTTACAAATCTGTAGAAGCTAAAATCAAATCAGATTTATATAAAAAACAACTATCTTTCTTTGCTAGTAAAGGTAGAGGCTATAAATCAGATATAGTAATGGCTAGTTGGTTTCCAATGAAAGTTGTAAGAAGATTACAAACTGCAAGATTTGATGATATGATGGTAGAATATAGTCCGAGTTTTAGCGGAATAAATACAGCATCTTGGAATGATGCACCTTGGAGATAAATGTTAGTTAAAGATATTTTAGACAGAGCAGTACATCTTAGAAACATGCATAAGACTGCATTAGTCGATAGACATAGATTTAGGGCAATAATGAATGGTGGTGCGGATGGAATAAGAGCATTACTCGGCAATCAACTTGATATGATGGACGAATCATTATTACCTGCACCAAACTTACTTATGTCAGGGTTAGATAGACTTGCACAAAAACTAGGAAGAGTACCTAATCTTAGAGTAGATTTAACTAATCCAAGAGACTCTGAAAGGTCAAAAAGAAAAAAAGAAAAGCTAGAACGAATAATTACATCATTTGACCAAATGCAAAACTTAAAAGGTCAGCTACCACAAGTTGCAAGATGGTTACCTGGTTACGGTTTTGCTGTATGGATAATAACTACAAAACAAGATGCAGATGGAAATGTATATCCATGTGCTGAACTTAGAGACCCTTACGATTGTTTTCCTGGTTATTACGGTGCTAATCAAACACCTGATGAATTAGTAACAGTTAGAACAGTACCAGTAGATGAATTAATAACTATGTACCCTGAACTTAAAGCATATTACAACGACCCCGATTCAAGTAAAGATAAAGAAGTTAATAAAAGTTATGCAAATTTAAGTTATCAAAATTATGAAGAAGGTTCATGGGAAAACTCAAACGATAATGGAGACAATATTATTGAATACATGAATGCTGAAGGCACTTATATAGTACATCCTGCTTCAGCAAAAATAGTTGATTTTGTCCCTAATCCTTTACAGTCAGGTCCTGCGTTCGTTGTAGCTAAAAGATTTAGTTTTGACCAACTGCAAGGACAGTTTGACCAAACAATAGGACTTATGTCATCAATGGCAAAAATAAATATTATGTCAATAATTGCTATGGAAGATGCAGTATTTACAGAAACTAACGTAGTAGGAGAGATAGAGTCAGGGCAATATAGAAAAGGAAGATTTGCTGTTAATTATTTGACTCCTGGTTCACAAGTAGTAAAACCAGTAAGTAATTTACCGTATCAACTATTTGAACAAGTAGGAAGAATAGAAAGACATTTAAGAGTTGTAGCAGGATACCCAGTTCAAGATGATGCAATATCTCCTAATTCATTCGTTACAGGTAGAGGTTTAGAAGAACTTCAAAGTGGTGTATCTCTTATGGTAAGAGAATATCAACAAATATTATCAAAAGCATTAGAAGATGTTGATTATAAAAGATTAGAACTAGATGAAATATTGTTTGCTAACAAAAGAAAACCTTTATCAGGATATATTAAAGGAGCAGCATTTTCAGAAAATTATACTCCAGGAACAGATATAAATAAAAATTATAAAACAACACGTGTTTACGGAACTATGGCAGGTTTTGATGAGCCACAAAAAATTATTACAGGATTGCAGTTGTTACAAGCAGGTATCATAGATAGACAAACAATGCAAGAAGAAATGGATGGACTTCAAGACCTTACTAAAATAAATGACAGAATTACAAAAGAACGTGCTGAAAGAGTTCTGTTTGAGTCGCTTCTTGCTAGGTCACAACAAGGAGACATGCAAGCCATGGCAGCAATAACAGAAATATACAGAAGTCCAAATAAAATAGATGATATATTAGAAGATTTCTTTTCTGAACAAGTAGAGCAACAACAACAACAACAATTAGCAGCAGCCGCAGGACAACAAGCAGCAGCTCCAGGACAAGGACCTGCATCGGTACAAGATATATTTGCACAGATTGCAGCAGGACAATAATGGAAGAAAATAATAAAGAATACGCAGGTAATCCTAATTGGGCAGGAGATGATTGATGGAAGAATACTTTAATGAAAAATTTATAGACATGATATTAAAGGAATATCCTGAATATAATAGTCAACCATTTACAGAAGAATATCAAGATGGCATTATGTTTAACGCTGTTACTATTGCACAGTTTCCAGGTATGAGAATAGATTTATTGATTATAAGAGGTGAAGATGACACGAGGAGATAAATTAAATTATAATCCTGGAAAAGACAAAATAAATCCATCTGATTTAGTAGGTGGTGGACAAGATTTAGAAAGAGCAAGAAACGCAGAACTAGTTAGAAGTTTTGAACAATATAAAGAACCTGATGTTGGGGAATTAGTACAAGAAGTTGAGCCAATAGATACAGCAAGAGCTTCAGGTGAAGGGGTCACTCCGCTTAAAGCAGAGACACAAAGAAAAAATGTATCAGCAATAAATGATTCACTTATTTCACAGCCACGTGTTCCTGTAGATAAATTAGCAGTATTAAGGACATTATATAATGTATATCCGGATGTAGATATATTAGCCTTAATGGAAAGTGAGATGAAAAAGCAACAAAATACTTATGGTGCTGGCTAAGGAGAAATAAGTATGAGATTTTCACAATATTGGGTAGACCCTGATGTAGAGTTGCAATTGCTCTTTGACCAAGAGAGAGAAATAAAAGAAACAGAGATTGTTAAAAATCAAATAACAAGGTCACAAGGATTTCACACATCTCAGCTTGCAAGCGAATTAGGTAATGTTATGCCTAGTGGTGCAATTATAGCTTCCGGATTATCTGAGTTAGCAATACAAGCACCTGAAATAAAACAAGTAGTAGATTCATATTTAGAACAACAAGCATCAATAACTAAAAGAATTAGAGATGCAGGAAGAAGTTTTATAAGAACAGCTTTTGTTGCTGCAGATTCATTAGCAGAGGCTGTTATTAAAAGACCTTTTCAAGCTGCTGCAGCTACACATGTACAAAGAGGTGATAATCCTATTCTTGCTTTAGGTGGACCTTTACTTGGTTTCCTTACAGACCCATTTACAAGAGATGAGGGTGAAGAATCTTTTTACAAAAAATATAGAGAGAACAAAGAGCAATTAGGTAAGACAGTATTTGGTAGAGCAATACAAGAGTTAGCAGCAGGAAACAATGTTAACCTAGGTGCAGGTTTTTTTGGAAATAGTGATATTGCAGAAAACATGGATATATTTAAAGCTATTGTCGATTCTACTGACGATGAACAAGTTATATCACAAGCAAGAAGTATTATTGAAGAACAATTAGGTAAACCAATAACTATAGAAGAAAGACAAGATGTTAATAGTTTGTTAGCACAAGATGGGTATATACTATCTCCAGGAACAGTAGTCGCTGCAAATGTTTTTGAACCAGGAACTAAAAATTTTAATATCATGTCAGGTGCTATTGATTTTGGTGTCACCGCAGGATTAGACCCACTTAACTTTGTTGGTGTAGGTATTGGTAAAATAGGTAAAGCAAAGAAAGCATTCAAAACAGGTGAATCATTACAAGGGGTAGGAATTATAGATAAAGCTATAAGGAAATCAGTTCATCAACCTACTGCAGATGATTATTTTTTAAGAGGACCAGGTAGACAAATTGCTGAACTAATGGGTAAAGAAACAAATATAAAGAATATACAAAAGATATTTGGCAAAAATAGAGATGCTATACCACATGAATTGTATAGAGAATTAGCAGATGCAAATACAGAAGGTGTTATAAATGCACTAAGAAGAGAAATATCAAGAGGAACTATTACCGAAAGATTTGACCCTACATCAGCTATATTCAATGGCAAGTTTTCTACAACATTAGGCAAGATGTTTGACCCTGAGTTTGGAGACTTAGGATTAAAAGCTGTAGTAAAAAGACGATGGGAGGGTACACCTATTGTACGTATGATGGGAGATTTACCTCCAGTAAACCTTAATGTTAAAAACTTAGATGAAGCATACGACCAACTAAATGAATTTATGGATGGAGTAGGTATTGGTGTAGAAAAACAAGATGAACTATTAAGAGGATTTGTTGATATAACATCTGAAGTCAAAGGTAAAGGTGCAAATCCAAATGAAGCTATACCGAGCTACGGTATTGTATCTAAAATATTTAAGTTTTTAAATGATGAAGTATTTCCTGCTACAGATGAAGTATTAGGTGAAGGATACGTAGGTAGAGCATTTGAGAAGTTTGAAGCAGATACATCGAAAATGAGAGATTACTTTCACGATGAACTAGGTAATCCTGAAACATTCCTTGGTGCAAAGTCAGACATTATCATAGATGGAAAGATACAAATACAACCAACAGCACATTTGTTTTCTGAATACTTTGATGGCAATATATTTTTGCCTGGCGGTAGAGATTTATCAAGAATTGTAGGTAATACAAGAAATGCTTTTTGGAGACTTATTGGAGGAAGAAAACTTACTGGTAAAGATTTAACACTTGAATCATTTGTAAAAGCACAATCAGAAGATGCTAACTTTGTAGCCAAAAACTTATCTAAATTATTTTATGGTGTCGACCCTGATGGTGTAAGAGTTACGGAGGGTGCATTAACACAGATAGCAGATACTTATATGCAAGCCTTGTGGAAACCTTTTATTCTTCTTAGAGCTGCTTGGACATCAAGAGTTGTAGGCGAAGAGCAATTAAGAATGTGGGCAGCAGATAGAACAAGCGTATTTAGTCATCCCATATCACATATTGCATGGGTATTAGGTACACCATCTGCAGGGAAGTATGTTGGTAAAGTTGAAAATGCTTTGAAAAAAATACCTGGTATAAAAGCTAAAGGGCTAGAGGACATTTTAGGTAATGAGTTTTTAATGGATATATCTTTTAAAAATTCTATGGCTAGAGGTAAATCAGTAGCTATTGGTGGACTTGCTCCTAAAAGGTCAAATATATTCATAACAGTAGGAAAAGGTAATAAAAAATATTTAGATGGTTATGTATTAGAAAATACACTATTAGCTAATGATGTTCTTGCAAGAGAACTTGCTAGAACAATTAGTAATGCAAAAGGAGTTTACGCAACATTTGATGAGTTAGTAGATGCAGCTTTCAGTGGTGATTTAAGACCTTTGTTAGAAGATTTTGTAGAATTAGCAGACGATGCTTCTTATGCAGCAAAAGCAAGAATATTAGAAACTAAAGAAAACGTAGCTGCTTACTTAGAATCTATACAAGCAAGATTACACAAACAAGCAGGGGGAAGTTATGAAAAATATATTGTTGTAGATGGGCAAGAAATAATATTAAAAGCAGGAGAAGCAATACCTACAGAGTATGCAGACTTTATACCTAGATTTAGAATTACTCAAACAGGAGATGACGAGATACTTAATCTTATTGCAAATGGTAGTGGAGAAGTAGCCGGTAAATTTATATCATTAGAAAACATATCTAAAGAATTTAGAGCAGAATATAACAAAGCTAAACAAGCATTAGGTTCTAAATTAAAAGAATGGGATAATTCTGATTTACCATTCAACAGACCAGAATTTGTAAAAGTATCAAAGGTAGACGTAGACTCAAGTCTTTTAAGTAAATATGATGAAGTTGTATCTTCTATATTTAGAATATTTGGTTCTACACCTACAAATAAACTATCTAGGTCTCCTGCATTTAGACAGTTATATTTTGAAAAAATGGAAAAACTTGCACCAAGTCTTACAGAGACTGCATTAAATGCTTTAATCAAACAGGCTAAAAAAAATAACTTAGATAAAAATTATATAAAAAGACTAGAGTCTTTAGTTTCTAATGTAGATGATGCACTTAAGATTGGTACACGTAAAGCTGATGAAATAGCTAAAGGCTTTGCATTAGAAGAAGTTAGAAGATTACTATATGACTTAAATAAACGTTCACAGTTTGCTGATGCAGCAAGATTAATATTTCCATTCGCTGAAGTGTATAAAGAAGTTTTAGGAACATGGTCAAGACTTATTGCAACAAATCCAGGTAAATTACGAAAAGCAGAACTTTTAGTAAACAAAGCACAAGAAAATGGTTTTTTTACAACAGACCCAGTAACAGGAGAAGAAGTATTTAACTTTGCTTTTACTGAAGGATTAAGTAACAGTATTGTAGATGAAGAATCAGGTATAAGAGCAAACCTTGTTGGTTATACTTCAGGTCTTAACTTAATTGGACAAAGTGTTTTACCAGGATTTGGACCAGTAATACAGTTACCTGCTTCATATTTACCTGATACACAAAGATTTGCTTCTCTTAAAAAAGTTATATTTCCACTAGGAGAACCTGCAAATGTAGGACCTATTGAAGCTGCATTACCAACTTGGTACAAAAAAGTATTAACTCTTGGTGATGATGCAGACCCACAGTATAGAAGATTGTTTGCAAACGTTGCATCAGACATATTGAAAGCAAGAGTGTTATCAGGACAAGCTAAATTTACTACTACACAGGAACGAAGAGAAGCAGTAAAATCTGCAGAGAAAACAGCTACATTTGTTACATTGATACAAACTGCTCTAGCATTTGCTGCTCCTACAGGAGGCACGGTTAGATATTACAAACAAGTGCCTGAAGAGTTTTTAACAGACGAAATACAAGAAAAACTTAAATTAGATATAAGAGACTTTCCTGCAGGAGATGATGGTGCAGTAATGTTTGGGTTTTCTGTATTTACAGATTTATATTACGACATGCTTAGAAAAAGCAAAGGTGATTCATACGAAGCAACAAAAGAGTTTATTTCTACATTTGGGTTTGAACCTTTTGCTTTATTACAAAGAAAATCAAAAACAGTTGTAAGAACACCATACACAGCAGAGGGTTCAGCATATATGGCAGAAAACAAAGATGTATATGAATTTGCACCTAACACAGCATACTATCACAATCCTGATAATCCATTAGATGAGTTTGATATTGCTTCATATTGGAAAGCATTTACTGAAGGTGATAGAGTTTCTTTAACTACAGACCAAGTTGCAGCAGAGATAATGAATGCAAAAGGTAGGTTTATATACGAAGGTAATAGAAGAATGTTACTTAATGATGCTAATTACTTTGGTGTATCAGATTATGTAAGGAGACAAATACTAAAAGAAATAGAGATATATTTGATTGAGACATTACCAGGATTTAGAGAAAGTCTTGGTCTAGCAGGAACTATAGATACAGAATCACAAGTTCGTGAACTACAAACATGGAAATTAAATCCTACACTTGCAAGTTCAGATGCAGGTCAGGGATTGTTTAAATACTTAGACGCATACGAAAAAGTATTAGACTGGGGTAAGAGAAATATTAGACCTAATGTTACAATAGGTTCAGGTGATATGTATGCTCAAAGAGAATATCTACGTAGATATGTACAAGATGTTTTATTAAGAGAACATCCTGATTTTTACCATTTATGGGTTAATATATTATCAAGACAATTAGATGAAGATATTGCTAAAACGCAAAACATTGAGTTAGGATTTTAATGGTAGAAGAAAAAAGCATTGGTACGATATTAGGCGAGCTATATCTTGAATATATAAAAACAACAAACACAGCCTCTATGAGCAGAGTAGGTGCTGCTAATATTGCAAATAGACCTATAGGGGATGAGCAGACAGCTTTAATAGATTTTTTTAATAGCTTTGAACCTTCTACACCTGAAGAAAGACAAGCAAAAGCTATTGCATTAGAGCAAATTAGAAATAATAATAATCCATTTTTTGGATTAGCTAAAGATTTTAGAGATGACTTCAAGACTGCTGCAGAAATTAAAGCAGATGAAGAGGATATAATTATAGAAGATGTAGTTGCTCCTGACCCATTAATTGCAGATTTTGTAGAGACTGAAACTAGAGAAGAAAGAATAGCAGCTACAGAGGGTAGAAGAACTTTTAAACCTTTATCTGTACAAGAACAACAATCTCAATATATTGACCAAAAATTAGCAGAAGGTGATTTTTCAGATGAACAATTAAACTTTGTACAGACAATGTTGCCATCAGATTTACCATACATTGGTCTTGGTGGAACAATTACACCAACACAACCTGATAAATTACCTTTGTATGTAGAAGGTATGCAGTATGGATTATTTAATGGTATGTCTGCAGAAGAATTAATTAACGTACAATTAGCATTAGTAGAAGCAGAGTATTTATATCCAGGTTCTTTTGAAGCAGGGGTTTTAGATTCAAGAACTATTGCAGCTATAGGTAAAGCTATGGAAGTACAAAACCTTCAAGGTAGAACTAATCCAACACTTGCATCTTCTGCATCTGTACAGTTAGCACTTAGTGGAGCAGGTCCAGGAATAGCACAAGATATTAGAAACTTCTTTATATCAGAAGTTAAAAAAGATGAACCTAGTGGTCAAGCAGATTTAGCAATAGAAGAATCTGTTCAACTCTTTCCTGAGTTTGCAGCTCTCTATGGAGAAACTGCGGCAGAACAAATATTAGGTAGAAAAATAAGACAAGGCGAAAGAGCTATGATAGGTTCTTATTATAATGAAGCAGTACAAGAAGCATCACAAGAAGTTCAAGATATGTTGAAAGCTAGAGAGCAAGCAAGGAAAGAAGCTCAGACAACTGCATTAAAAACAGAGCAAATTAGATTACAAGCAGGATTACCTGAAGGTGTTTATTCTGTAGAAGCACCTGAACAATTTACTGCTGCTCCAGGAGACGCAGGTTCTGCACAACAAATACAAGGACTTATAACTGCATTAGCAGGACAAAGATTTGAAGATAAAATTACATCAATAGGAGCTTATGCAGCAGAGCTAGATGAAAATGACAGAGAAGCAGAGATGAGGTCTAGGTCAAGAGCATTTACAACAGCACTTAACTCTACAGGTTCAGGAGCATTAGGAGCATAATGGCAAAAGTAAACGTTAATCAAGTGATAGAATTTCTTAAAAATGCAGGAGCAGCAGATGAAGATATTCCGAAACTTGTAATGACTGCATATTATGAATCTACTTTTGATACACTAGCTCAAAACAAAGATACAGAGGCTATTGGTTTGTTTCAAATAAATGCTAGTTCTTTTTATAAAGGCACAAAACCTGATAATACTTTACGTAGTTTTTTTGGTAATGATATATTATCTGTTACTGAATTTGAAGAAAAATTAAAGGACCCTCAATACAATACAAACTTTGCTGTGCATTACATAAATAGAATAAAAAAAGATTTAGAAGATGGAAGCAGTCAGTTTGGTGATGTTAGTGATAATGACAATGACCCATTTGCAGTTTTTGAAGGATACCTAGATTATGTAAAACCTTATTTAGAAGGTAAAAAGATTTCAGGAAGAGGACCGGATGAAGTGGCTCAAAGAAATGATGTAGTAATAGGAGTTGGAACATATCTTGATGCTTTTGTTCAAGTTCACATGAATCAAACAAAAGAAGATATTCTTAATACTTTAAATAATACAACTGAACTAAAAGAAGATGAGTTTGTAAAAGCACAACCTGTATCAGAAGAATTATTAGAAGATGAGTTTGTAAAAGCACGACCTGTATCAGTAGAAGAAGGTCGAAAAGAAAAAGAAATTAAAGATGTGTTTACAGCAAGCATATATTCATATTTACAAAAACAAAAAAGTGTATATGAATCACAAGTTCCTAAAGAAGCGGGACCAATAGATGTTGCTAGAGCAAAAACAGATATTAAAAGAAACGAGAAAAAATAATGCCGCATGAACCAGGACATATAGAATTTGATTCAGATGTTACAGCTGATGGAGTATCAGTAGATGATATAGGAACATCCACTGCAACACAAGCTCCTGCACAATTTTCACCAGGAGAATTTGATGGACCTGAACCTGATTTAATTTATCGAGTTGGTGACCAGTTTTATATTCTTTATGAATTACCTTTGGAAAGACTTGGAATAGATGATGAACCTCATTACATTATGTACACAGGAACTGGTGTAATTCCTGAATATGAATTTAAAGCACAATCAATATCACAAGAAGCACTAAATAAAGTTTTGTCTGTATCTTTTGATTCAGGTGGATATGAAGAGATAGAAGATAAAACAGATGTAATTAATCAGTTCTATAACAGAATACTTAGAGCTGCAGAATCAAGACCTTGGCTTTTAGAAAAAGAAACGTCAGGTAAAAATGCAGGTAAGTATGTATTACTTTCAATGTTTATTGAACAACTATTTGAACCTTCTGTAATAATATCAGTAGATGAATATAAAGCAGAATCAAATTACATAAATCAATTTACTCAAAGACAATTAGATTATTGGTCTGCTATTACATACGGAGATGACCCCGCAACAAATGCTGCTCTTAGAAAACTACAACAAGAGTCAGCTATAAGTGTTGCATCACTACTTAGGACTTTTGCTCCTGAAGGATTAAGTCAAGAGGTTGTTAACTTTTTATATAATAAATCTTTGACAGGAGATTATGACCCTGCATATTTGAAAGAACAGATTAGATTCTTAGCAGCACCTGAATTTGCATCTTTAGTTGACCCTGAGTTACAGGCATTAGTAGGAGACGTTGAAACAGGTACAAGCCAGTTTGACCAACAAGCAAGACAAATAATAACAAAAGTTATGGGTCAAGGATTTTTAAATGATTTAGGCGAAGATGAGTTTAATACTATAGCTCAATCACTTGTAGACCCAAATGGTGCAAGAATATTGGAAGGTCAATTACAAGAATTGTGGGATGCAGAACATCCAAATAAAAAAGGACAAAACTATGCATTAGCATCTGCTACACCAAGAAAACTTGCAAATAACATAACTAGTGGACTAGACGAATTTGGAGATGACCAGGCATTTTTTAATGATTTGATGGAAGCAGAAAATCAAAGAGAAATGCAAAAAATGTTACGAATGTATGGTTTACAAAAAGGAGATGAGAAAACTGTATCAGATGTACAATTATCTGTAGGTAGAAGTTTTAAACCAGGACCTATAAGGAGACTTAAAGCAAAATGATAAGTAATGAATTACTTTTAGAAAATAGTATAAGTAGAAACTTAAGATATAAAACTGATGATGAAAAAGATGTTGTATATGTTTTTAAAGATGGAGATTACTTAGAAGCCTTTAATGAAGAAGAATTAACTGAGGCTTTATCAGGAGGTGGAGTAGCTATATCAAAAGGTTTATTTGATTCAAGAAGCTATGGTCAAAACGATACAAGTGTTTCTACTTCAGATATTCCAAATTATTTTAATTTGTATACAAGTTTGTTAAATAAAACAGAAGAAATATTGTCAGATGTAGTTACTGAGGTTCCTGAAGTAGAGGAAGATTTATTTGTACCTACAGTAGAACAAGCAGGACAGCTAGTTCCGTTTATGAGAAATAAAGGTAACTTACTACAAACTTATGTAGATACATGGGCAGCAACAGGTAATGACCAATTAGCTTTACAGGCAGTCAGAGATTCTGACGAATACGAGACATACTTTCCTGGTAACTACAGGATTGACCCAAGCACAGGACAACAGGCAGGCATTCGTTATACAGAAGCACAATATACAGCATTGACAGATGCTTATGACAGAGCTTTTATTGAAGCCGGTCTTAACCCTGATGTGTTTAGAGATGCTGAAGTATACCCTGCATTAGTTGCAGGAGACGTTGGTTCAGAAGAGTTAACATTTAGAATTAATTCTGCAAGACAAGCGTTTGTTGATAATCCATTGGCAGAAGAAGTTAGAACATATTATGCTCAAAATTTTAATATTGATATGACTGATTCTGCCTTGCTTGCTTCAGCTTTAGACCCTAGTGTAGGAGAAAATATTCTTAAAAGAAATATTGCTATATCTCAAATAGGAGCGGAAGCATCAGCAAGAGCATTTGATATTACACTACAAGAATCAGAAAGATTGTATCAGCTAGGAGTTACTGGAACTAAAGCTGCTCAGTTATTTAGCCAGGCTGAAGATTTATTAGGAAGAATAGATACATTAGCTGCTGCACAAGGAAGAGAACAATTAGGTATATCTCAATTTCTACAAGCAGAGGCATTTGGAAGCACAGAAGAAAGTCAAAGATTTAGAAATATTTTAGCTCAACAAGCAACTGAAAGTGCTGCACAATTTGGTGCAAGAAGAACACAAACAGGTGCTGTTACTGGCTTGACAGAGGGATAATTCTGCTATACTAAAATTAGTACCTGGCAGGGTCGGTACTATAAAATAGGGCTGCATTCGACAATACCACCAAGGTGTGTTGTCTGTCATTCGTAAACCCTTGCGTAAAATCCCTTTAATTACCTAGCGATTAAATCTATGGGATAACTATATGCTAGAGAAGATGGAGAAAAATAATGGAAGAAATTACACAACAAGAAAATACAGAATCTGCAGATGAATCTACAGAAGGTATCAAACAACTTAGAGAAGAATATAAAAAGCTCAAAGCTGAGAATAAACAGTTTAAGGCTGATGCTATGAATAATGCACTTGGTTCATTAGGACTAACTGCTGATAAAGGCATTGGAAAAGCTGTAACTAAACTTTATGATGGTGATGTTAATGTTGATTCAATAAAAGAGTTTGTAGCTCAAGAGTTTGGAGAAGTTAGTAGTTCTGAACAACCTAGCGAAACTCCTGTTGCAGAAAATGTTATAGAAGCTCAATCACGTGTAGAGCAGTTAAATAAAATTGGTGTAAACGCTGAACCTGTTGATATAGGTAAAGAGTTTATCAATTTTGTAACAGATTCCAATACAAGCACAAGAGATTCTATTAATGCAAAAATGCGTATGATGGAAACTCTTAAAGAACAGAATAAATAATTTATAGGAGAAGATAAAAATGGCAGATATTTCGTTAACTAATAATACGTTATATGCTCAAAATATTAATAACTTCGCTGGTGAATTGTTTAAAGTCGGTGGTCAAAGAACACCTTTACTTTCTGCAGTTGGTGGTTTAAATGGAGGTAGAGCTATTAATTCTACATATTGGCAAGTCCAAGTAGAAGATAATGCAAAAATCTCAACTGAACCAACTAAAGGACAAGAAGGTTCTACACCTACAGAATTTCTTGGAAGAGACAGGGCTGCATATACTTATGTAACACAAATCTTTCACAAGGGTGTACAAATGACATATACCGCTTTGGCATCTACTGCCAATCAAAATCCACTAGACTTATCTGCAAATATTGTTAACTCTTCAGATGGAGACGGAACAACAACAGCAGCAGACAAGCTAGCATTTTTTGGTGGTAGCCCAGTGGCAGATGAATTTGCTTTCCAAATGGAAAAAGCGATGGAAAAAATAGCAAGAGAAGTTGAGTGGTTTGCATTCAATGGTTCTTTCTCAGACGGTGCAAATGTTACCCCTGGGTCAGGAACTAGAGAAATGTATGGTCTTGACGTGTGGATTTCACTAAACAAGAACGCTGACAACTCTGCAGCAGTAAACCCATTAGGTGGTAACTGCTTCTACAACGACACAGCAGGTGATGGTACTGGAAGTACCCAAGTCATCTCATTCGCAACTATTTCAGGTGCGTTAAAGAGAATGTATGATAACCATGCACCAATGACACAACCTGTTCTTGCTGTTAGTCCAAAACAAGTTCTTGACCTTAACAATGAACTTGTTAAAGGAACAGTAGATATTGCAGGTGCAATTATTCCTAGAGATAGAAATGTTGCAGGAGTCGATATTGATACAGTCATAACCCCATTCGGTTCAATCGGAATGATGGTTGTTGACCCTGATATATTGCCTGACAATACTGCTTTCATCTTAGACTTAGCTTACATAAATCCAGTATTTACCAACATCCCAGGATTTGGTACTGTATTTGTTCGTGACATAGACCAAGATGCTAATGCTAGAATTGGTAAAGCAATTTATATGGAGATGGGCTTCGAGTTCGGACCTCCTTCATATCACTGTAAAATTCAAGCAGTAAGTTAAATTAATTTGAAGATTAGGGTGGAACTCCACCTCCACCCTTTTCTTCTGCTATAGTGAGGAAGATATGATTAAATCAAAACAAGCATTAATAGATGTTTCAGCAGATAATAATAATTCTCTTGGTGTTCAAACAGAAGGTATGTTACTTTGTGGTGTACAATTTCCTGCAGCTATGACAGGCACAGCAATCACATTTGATTTTTCAATGGACAATTCTACATTTGTAGATGTTAAAGAAACAGACGGTACAGACGTTAGTTACTCAGTTTCAGCAGGTGATGTTTTAAGAGTTGACCCAAGTGGTTGGGCATTTGCAAGTAACGGATTTTTAAGAGTTACATCAAATGATAATGAAACTGCAGATAGAAAAATAATATTACATTTTAGACATAGTTAGGAGTTACTTATGGGTATGCTCTTAATGCTAAAAGAAGGAAGAAATCTTAATATAGAAAGTATTCCTGACCAACAATTAGAACCTTCATTTCCTATTGTTAACCCAAATGATAATGCAAATGATGGTTGGTTTGGTTTAGGTGCTTTTGGTCAAGCAATATTTGCTGCTGAATTAGTTGAGGAAGGTGCTGCATAATGAGTACAAATATACAAGGTTTAGTTGATAGAACTTATAGAGAATATCTTGAACCTATGGATGATTTGACATCTTATACAACATTAAATGAAGGTGCAGAATTATCTGCCTCAGATACAGTTATTACATTTGATGGTAATTTACTTACACAAGAAGAAGAAGATGCCATGGATGCAGGAACAATTATTGAATGCGAACAAGAATTAATGAGATGTGTTTCCCTTGATACTGTAAATAATCAAGTAACAGTTGTAAGGGGTGTTAGAGGAACTACAGCTTCAACACATGCAGATGGAAGTATAATTAAAATAGCTCCACCATTTCCAAGAAAAGTAGTATTTGATGCTGTATGTGACCAAATTAAAAATTTATATCCTACACTTTTTGCAACTGAAACAAAAAATGTTACATCTAAAACAGGTTACATAATTTTAGATGGAGCAAATGATAATTATTTAATAGCTCCTGTTAAAGCGATATCTCAACAAACTGATTTTTCTGCAGGTAGCGATGAAACCGGAGTTGTATATTCAGGTGTTGGAGTTGAATTAGTAGATTTACCAAACCCATTTACATATACAGATGCAAATGGAGCATCACAAACAGTTACATATACTAATAATGGACCTAACAAAGTGAATGCAGTGCAAGTATATAATGTGTCTGCAGGTCATACAGTATTTATAACATTTAAAAAGAAATTTGTTGAACCAACTGCTGAATCAGATACCTTAGCTACTATAGGTTTAGAAAGTGAATATGAACCTATTATTATGGCAGGTGTTGCTGCACAACTTTTATCTGGAAGAGATATACCTACAGCAACTGCTGACTATGTGAGTGACCAATTAGCAACACAAACTTTTCCTGTTAACTCAGCTTCTTCAATAAGAAATTCTTTACTCTCATATCAAAGAGTATTAATTGAACAAGCAAGAAAAGATTTAAGAGCAAGATTTCCTGAAACAGTAACCATAAATAGTATTACTTATTAATTATGCCAAGATTAACTACTCAAGCAGAAGAGTCTAATCCTCAAAGAAAAGGTTATGATTTTCGAATAGATAACCAATTATATCGGGCTGCAATAAATACTCAACAACAACTTACAATACAATCATCTGATGTAAATGAAAGAGGAATAAATGTAAAACAAAATCCTGAAGATTTTACATCTAATTTAGGACGTATTTATTCAAGAAATAATTTTAGTGGTGGAAGTAATTTAGATAATGCCCACAGAGCAAGTGGAACTTCTGCAGATGTAAAAAGATTTTGGGATAGTCAAGGTGTAGATGTTTTTAATACAGATTTAGGCAAAGGATACAATGTTCAACTTTTAAATACTACTGAAAAAGAACATACATTATCTTCTGCAGTAAATCACATGGCAGTAGTTGGAACAAATATATTTGTGTCTGATGATGAAACTTTATTTATATCTACAGATGGTGGTAATACATTTTCAACACAAGCAGAAAATTTAACTGCAGGATACCAAATAAAAGCATTAGCAGCACATGGCGATTTATTATACATCACTGCTAATAATGGTTCTGCAGGAGAGATTGAAGCTCTTCCTTCTGCTAATGCTACACCAGGTTCATCAACTCAAAAAATGTCAGCAGCAGTTTATGATAAAATATTTTCTGTTAAAGGTAGATTTTTAGTAACTATAGGTAATGCACTGCACGAATACAACGGGGAAACCACAGTAAGTTCAGCACTTGTTACTTTACCATCAGGACAAACATTTACAGATGCAGCAGATGTAGGTCCTGTTATTTTAGTTACAGCAACTGATGGAAGAATATATTCTATTAAAGATAATGCAGGAACATTTATTTTAAAAGGACAAACAGAAATCTCCGGAGAACAACCAACTTGTGTTGTTGAATCTCAGGGTATAATTTTTTATGGAACAAAAGATGTTCAGATAACTGGTAATAAAGTTATTGGAAGATTATACCGTGGTGATTTAAGAGTAGCTGATGATTTATATGTTTTAGCTAATAACCAATTAATAAAAGAATGGGATGTAGATGGCATTGATAATTCTCCAAATGCTTTGTTTACAACAAGAGATAGTGTATATACAGGAATCAAAGAATCAGGCAGTACAAGTTTTTTATGGAGATACTATTTGCCAACTGCAGGTATTGCACGATATTACAAAGCTGCAGCAGGTGGAACTATAAATAATATAGAAATAGTAGATGAAAAGTTTTTATTTACAGTAACTTCAGACGGTGTATACCAACAAACATCAGATTTTGAACCAGAAGGTTTCATTATTGCACCACCTGCTGATTTTTTTACAGCAGAAAATAAACAATTTGTTGAAGCAAGTGTAGAAGTAGAAGAACTTGGTAGTGGTGAAAGTGTAGAATTGCATTTGTCTAATAAGTACGAATCAATAAACGATAGCAACGATAGCACTTGGGATTTAGAGGTTAATGCATTGTCAGGTGTTGGTGAAGAGTCAGTACAGTTATCAAGAGTAGCAAGATATATTGCAGTAAAAATAGTATTAAAATCTTCTACCCAAAGAACAAGTCCTAAATTTAAAGCATTTCAAGTACGTGCATTAGCAAGACCTGAATTAGTAGTTGTACAAATACCTGTAAATATATCAGACAGAGTTGAAAGACCATTTAGAAAACCTATTAAAGTAAAAAATTTAGGTGAAACAATATATCAATCTTTAAAACAAAAAGAGGGTAATGCAGTAACACTAGAATTGTATGACCCTGCTGAAATAATTAGAGGAGTAGTAGAAAAAATTACATACCCAATAATAAGCAATCCAAACATTGGCAGCGTGACGCAGTATGCTATACTAACTGTCAGAGGAACAAGACAGCAAACCTTTAGCCAAATCACTTCAGGTGATATTTTGGGTGTAAAAGGTTTTGCAGTAATGAGATTTGGATAAAAAAATAGTATATAATGGAGAGATATGGTAGCTAGAGAAACCAATTTAGTAAACGCTTTTGAAACAACATTAGCTGCACAATTAGCTAGTGGTGGCACATCAATGAATTTAACAGATGACCCGGGTGTAGATAGTCCTGCATATTTTGTTATTGACCCTGATAATGACAGCAACAGAGAAGTTGTATTATGGTCATCAGGAACAAACCACGCTGCTGCTACAATTACAAGAGATATAGATAGTAAGCATGGAACAGACCCTACACACGCATCAGGAACTAAAGTAAGATTAGCTGTAGTTAAACAACACATAGAAGAAGCACATGATGCTATTCAACAAGGTTTTATATTAGAAGATGGTGATGGTACAGAGGTAACAATAGCACCTGCTGTTGCATCAGGAGTTTATACACAAAGAGAAGTTAA